TAGTTTTTGGCATCGCCATTTCTTCTTTTTCTTTATCGTCTTCTTTTTCGTCTTTATCGTGTTGAGCTTCAGCAACAACGTCACCGTCTTGCTCAGCGTCTTCTTTTTTCATTTTTTCTTTTTTATCGTCCTCGTCTTCCTCTTTCACCTTTTGCATTGGTTCAGCAGGAGCGGCACCTTTCGTAGGAGCTGACGTATCTTTTTTTGCTTTTTTAGCATGGTCAGTTGAACTTGCGTCAGTTGGAGAAGTAACTGCTTTTCCACCATCTTCATATTCAGCGCCTGCTAATTTTTGCATAGGATCTGCTTTACCAGCAGATGCCGTTGGAGCGTCTGCACCCTTAGGAGCTTCAGTAACGATTGTTTGTTCTTTTTCCATTTAACTCTCCTATAAGTCAAAAATTAATTAATTAATTTGCGTACTACTATTTATTATTTTGCGACTTTTCGCATAAACTTTTCAAAAGCAGCCGTTTGCTTTTCAGCTAACTGGTGCTGTTTAGCACGTTCAATTTCTTGTTGTATTTCAGAAATATCTTGCTCTTTTACAACACCATTGTCCCATACCCACTCTTTGCCTTCCATGACACCTTGTACAAATGCACTTGGAGCAGATGGGTCTGCAACAATGTCAGCAGCAGTTGCTAAGTAAAAGTCTGATTTTACATAGTTAGTACCGCCCTTATTCTCCAAGGAACCCATGCCCCTTGACGAAACTCCTAGTTGTGCGCCTTCGTCTATCAAAGACTTCACAATCTTACCATAAGGTGTATCTGTAACTTTTGCTTCACCAATGTAGTTACCTTTACCATCACCTTCTAATTTAGTGATTAAGTGTGATACCCTCTCTAAGTTTACAGTTGGTCCGTCAGGATGTCCTAACTCACCAAATGCTCTTTTTTTGTCGATAAATTCTTTTCTATATCTGTTAACTTCTTTTTCTAGTATTTCCTGAGGATAGACACGACCATTACGGTTCTTAATATTCGCTTGCATGAATATCCCTTTGATTTTATGAGACTTTTTGCCGTTCTCGTCTGCTTCTGCAACCAACTGAACGTTTGTAAGTTCCTCTGTAATTAGTTTCATATCTTTTCCCTTTAGTCCTATTTATATTATCTTACTTCTAAAATGATGGTATAACTGTCTCCTGACACGAAATTATGTGTTGAGAATAGTATATCACCAGTTGGTGTTCCTGCATTGTTTGCTATCTGTATAGCAGGCGTTTGTAAGTCTATTGTGCCTTGACCAGATAAAAACATAGCAGTTGCGTTAGTAGTTCCTTCAAATAGGATTTCTACGGACCCCTTAGGGTCCGTAGTGTTTACACTATAAATCACTCTAGCAATCTTAGTAGAAGTTGACAAGTGATTTAAACTTGCACTTGTCATCTTCTCTACTAAACTCTCTCCCGTACCATCAGATTTGTTGGTAAACTTCATTACAGTTTTAGAACCTGTAACGTCTGTTATAGTTTGTGATGTAACTGTATCAGCCATTATCTTGTTTGTCCTGAGTTATCATAACCCTTAGTCTTTTTAACTTCGATTATGAATGTACCTGTTACAGCACTGCTGTTTGTAATTACTATATCACCTGTAACACCAGAACTCTCTGGGTTTGTGATATTAGGTTGTTTGCCGTGATACCCATACTCGCCACTACCATGTAGTGATATAGCATGGTCATCTGTACTAGCATCAAATTCTATTGCAACATCACTTGTTAATGATGTTGTGTTCCATTTAATTGCTGATATGTCTAGTGTTGGGTTAGATGAATGTCCTCTCAATGCACTTGCGTCAATAACTTGTACTGCGTCATTTGTTGCATTGTTGATTTCAAACATGACCACATGTCTAGTTCCACTATCAACTAATGTTCTTTTGTTTACTACCGCCATTTCTACTCCTTTTTGTTTATATGGTTATGCCAGTTTCTTTTTTGAAATAGGCTTCGATATCTTTTTGTTGTACTTTATATTTTTTAGTCATATCTTTTAATACTCTACTAAAATTCATCAATACTTTACCAGGTCTTTTTTCCATCTGAACATATACGTCATCAACTGCGTCTTTTAATTTAGGCGCTAGTTTTTTGTACGCTGGTGACCTTTTATGGTCTTTTTTTTCAGTCGTCAATTTCCGTAGATTGCTCAGCGTTATCATTTTCTGGTTCCTTCGCCATGATAGTTGACGCAACGTCTTTACGTTTGTCGTCTAATTCGTTTCCTACTTTAGTGCTTAATGCTGCCTTAACTGCCTTCTCAGCAGCTACGGTATCATCTTTTGCTAAAGCGTCAATCATATCTCTAGTTGGGTTAGAATTGTCCTGTGTCATCATCTTCTCCTTCTGGTGGCGCTTCCGCCTCCTGTTCTTTTTCTATTTTAGATTTTTCATCTTGTATATCAATGTCAGTCATTTTTAAAACGTTCTTCATCGCCCACTCTTTAGAATAAATGTTACCAATCATTTCACTATCTTTTAAGTTACGATATATTTCCATTCTTTCTTTAAACATTTCGCTCTCTTTGATTTCTGCATAATAACCATCATTAACATAGTTGTATCTTATTGTTCTTGCAAGACTATTTTCCCAATCTTCTATTGTTACAATACCTTTTAAGATTAATTGTGTTTTCAATAAATCATGGAATAAATTATTAAATCTTGTTCTTAGTCTATCAACAAACTTACTAAACTTTAATTCGTCTCTATTGATTTCAGTTGCTCTACCCATATTGAAACTACCTTCTGCTTCTAATCTGGATACAGGAACATTTAAAGACTTGTACAGTTTCTTTTGAAAGTATTTGATATCTTCTACTTCACCTAAGTTAGAACCACCTGGTAGTGTAGTAATTTCTGTACCTCTACCACCTTCTCGTCTTGGTAACCAAAAGTCTTCTAACATAGACATGTATTGTCTATCGTCTCTTATCTCACCTGTACTTGCGTCATATACAAGTTTGTTTCTATATCTGTTCATTACATCTTTTAGGTATTGCTCTGCCTTTTGTTTAGGTAAGTTACCTACATCAATGTAAAAAATTCTTCTTTCAGGCGCTCTGGATATTCTGTATATTACAATACTATCTTCAATCATTCTTAATTGATTGACAGGTTTGATTGCCTTATGTAAGTGTGATAGTATCATGTTTCTTTGTTGGTCTATCATACCACTAGGACAAAATGCGATACTATCTTTACTAATCGCTAAACCTTGTGTCGAACTTGCACCTGGTTGTACACCTTTTTCATTGTAGATATAAAATTCTTCAAACTCTACAACTGGTGGTCTATTAGGATCCTTAGGTTTGAAAGTTTGGTCGTCTGTCTTTTTAGGTTTTCTAACTTTCTTAATTTTTCTAGGATCAATATATCTTATTTCTGTAATACCATCTTTGATATTTTTAGGGTCTATAATTTTATGATAGACTATTCTACCATCAACATACCATCTACGAAATATGTCATGCCCTTTTTGTTCAAACTCCAATAACGAAAGAATATTGTTAAATTCTTCTTCTATCTTTTTTTTGATTGATGTTGAAAAAGGTACGCTGTGCATGTTCAGACGGATTGTTTCTCTATTGTCATCAATGACTATTGCTTCATTGATAACATCTTCAATCGCCTGGTCACACTCAGGTTGCATTGCAACCTCTCTATACCTTCTGATTAAGTCTGCCTCGTTATTTACTTTTCCTTCTATATCTAAATAAGTGCCGTAATGACCGCCACCCATAATCGTTTGCACACCATCATCTGCTGTTGGTGCTGTAAACGTTTGACTGTTGGAAGTCTTACTTGCTCTTTTGATTTCGAAGCCAAAAAACTCTGCCACTACATTCTCCTTTTCATTTTATTATTATTTATGGCGCCACAAAAGCAGCGCCATAAACTTCACAACATTACGTTGTAGTGTTTGATTCCCAATATTGGTATCTCCATGTACATTCAAATGTCTCTAACGTACTAACTTGGTCATAATTTAAGTCAACTTGACCTACAGTTAAAGGAAATAATCCTCTAAATGTATAAGACTTAATGTTATTACCATTTCTATCTAAGTGGTCAACAAATGCGTCCACTTGATAGTCAGTTGGGTTGTTAAGACCTTCGTTGTCGCTATGGTTGTTAATACCATTTGACCATCTTTCAATAGCATTTCTGATATCAAAAGAAGTATCGTTGATAATAGTTGTACTCCAAGTTTGGAATGTTCTATCACCAGCCATATGTATTGGTCTACCTCTAAAGTTTACAGTTAATTCTCCTAACTCAGAACTTGGAAGTTGAGTAGCAGAACATAAGAACGACATGTTCTCAGTTTCGCCACCAACAGCAGCAAAACCAGGGAAAGGCATTGTAACCTTAAACTGATTTTGTCTAGCTCCGCCGCCTTTGAGTTTGG